ACTACAAATACGAAGCAGCAAACGTACTTGTCAGAAAAAACAATCTAATAGAGGGAGAAGTAAAAGGTCTTGATTTTTACAATCAATCAGTTCGTGATGTAATACCAACGCTGACTGACCCCAAGCACCACTCTCAAGGCTTGTTTGATGGCTACCGCATCCGTAGACTAACTCCTATTGAATGCGAACGCTTACAGGGATTCCCCGACCAACATACGGCCTACGGAAACTACGATGGCGAAGTGAAGCCAATGAGCAACACCCAACGATACAAACAATGTGGCAACGCAGTCACGGTAGATGTAGTTGCGGCAGTCGCTAAGAATTGCAGACTATTGTTCAAGCAACAAGCAAAATGAAAAAGCACACCCAGATATACCTCAAGGCAATGGGATACGACACAACGGACTTTATCTGTTGCGAGGTGTGTCAAGCACCAGCGAACTCAGTTCATCACATAGTGCCAAGAGGAATGGGTGGAAGCAAGAGCCGAGACGTAATAGAGAACCTAATGGCCCTATGTGGCAAGTGTCATCACGAAGCAGACTTCGGTACAACATTCACTAAAGAGATGCTCTTGGCAGTCCACGCTCTGCGAATGAGCAAATTGTAGGTTATTTAGAAAACATCTAAACAATGCCAAAAGGAAACCCCAATCTAGTAAAGGGAGGCCCAAGCCTCAACCCATCAGGCAGGCCCGCTGGCATCCCCAACAAAAGCACCAACAAAATCCGTGAGGCCTTTCAGAAGCTCATCGAGGAGAACCTTGAGAATATGACCATCTGGCTGACGCAAGTTGCAGCCGATGACCCGAAGGGCGCACTCGACCTCTTGAACAAGATGGCGGAGTACACGACCCCCAAACTTGCAAGAGTCGAGAACTCACACGAGGTCTCTGATGAGCTAACCCAAATTAAAGTAGAGATTGTCCGTTCTGGAAGTCAAGACAAGTGAACTCTTTGAAAGGAACTACACCGCACCCACACGGATAGTAGTCAATCAAGGAGGCTCACGTTCTGGGAAGACCTACTCCCTCTTGCAGATGCTAATTATTATGGCAATGCAGGAGAAGGGGAAGGTCTACTCTATTGTGCGTAAGTCATTGCCCTCACTCAAGATGACGGCATACAGGGACTTCTTTGAAATCCTTCGCAACTTAGACCTCTACGATGAGGCTCGCCACAATAAGAGCGACTACACCTACACGCTCAACGGCAACCTCTTTGAGTTCATTTCGCTTGACCAACCGCAGAAGAAACGTGGAGCAAGACGTGACTACCTATTCTGCAACGAGGCCAATGAACTCTCTTGGGAGGACTTCTTTCAGCTCTTGGTTCGTACCACAGGAAAGATTTGGATTGACTACAACCCATCGGATGCGTTCCACTGGATATACGACAAGCTCCTAACCCGTGATGACGTTACCTACATCCAATCCACCTACAAGGATAACCCGTTCTTGGATGCTTCGATTGTAGAGGAGATTGAACGCCTCCAGCATACCGATGAGGACTACTGGCGCATCTATGGCTTGGGTGAGCGTGGAATGAGCCGAGCCACGATATTCCAGTTCGGAATGATGGAGGTGCCTGAGAACGCAAAGCTCTTGGCCTATGGCCTTGACTTTGGTTTTACCAACGACCCCACCTCTTTGGTAGCAGCATACGAATCACAAGGGAGCCTATACTTCGATGAGCTGGTATACCGCACAGGGATGACCAACAACGACATAGCCAACCTATTCACGTCTCTAGGCATTGACAGAAGGAGCGAGGTCTATGCCGATAGCGCAGAGCCTAAGTCCATCGAGGAGCTATACCGCAGGGGCTTCAACATCAAGCCCACCACCAAAGGCCCTGACTCGGTGAACGCAGGAATCGACATAATGAAACGCTACAAGCTATTCATCACCCCACGAAGCAGCAACCTAGAAAAGGAGATGCGCAACTACAAATGGGTGGAGGACAAGAACGGCAACCTATTGAACAAGCCAATCGATGCTTTCAACCACGCTATCGATGCTGCGAGATACGCTATCTTTAGCAAGAAAAATAACCCCAACTTCGGCAGATACTCAGTGCGATGATTTTTGTAGCAGGCCAACAAGGTGGTGTATTCTACCACCGACTCCAGATACCATACGAAGACCTGCTGATGCGGGGCTTCCTAGTTAAGTTCGGGCAGCTTGATGAGATTGACAAATACAAAGACGTGATGACTCACCTCGTGGTCAATCGTGGCGTAAGCTCGAAGAACCACCGAGCATTCAAGGCGATGCTGCTCAAGAACAACATCAAGCTCATTCTTGATATTGATGACTGGTGGGTGCTACCTCGTAGCCACGCCAACCGCAACGCTCAGAAGACCCAAGACATCATCTGGACTTTGAAGATAGCGGATGAGATACATACGACCAACGCCTACCTCGCTGAGAAGATTCAGAAGGAGAATCCGTATGTCCCCATCTGGGTACTGCCAAATGCAATCGACACCCGTAGGGGGCAATGGGAAGACATTGATAAAGAGGAAGGCTTTAACGTAGGTTATATGGGTGCATTGCACCACGATGAGGATTTGACCTACAATCGCATCAATTTAGCAGGGTTGAACTCTTACTCCATCCCATACTACAAAGAGCGTCTAAACGCCTCTAATGAGTTCGAGAGGGCTGATTGGTCTGACTACGGCAAGCTCTACAAGAAGATTCACGTGAGTATCGCACCTCTTGCTCCAAGTACCTTCAACAAATGCAAGTCCAACCTCAAGGCTCTGGAGGCTGGGTTCACCAAGACCTGCATCATCGCACAGGATATGCACCCCTACACGCCATTCCTAAACGAGAGCAACTCCATCCTCTGCAAAGGCCCTGCCCATTGGGAGCAAGAACTGAAGAACCTAGACCCCGAACGATGCAAAGCGTTAGCCGAGCAGCTTCATAAGGATGTGCAGTTCTACTCAATTGAGAACATCAACAATACCCGCCAACAATGCTACGCACAATAAGTGTCCCAACCGTATGGGCTGACATCAAGCTCAAGGACTTCCAACGCTTTATGGGTGCCAACCCCACCGAAGACAATGCAGAGGACTTGGCTCTTGCTATCTTCTGCGGCATCGATAAGGATGAGCAAGCCTCGTTCCCTATCAGCGAGCTGGAAGACATCAAGACCATCATCGCAGGGGTGTTCACCGAGAACCCTCCCTTGCAGAGGTTCGTGACCATCGGTGACACGAAGTACGGATTCCATCCCAAGCTGGAGGATATCTCACTCGGTGAGTTTGTTGACTTGGAGGAGTATATGAAAGACCCAATCAAGAACGCTCACAAGTGGCTGGGCATCCTGTACCGCCCTGTGGTAAAGGAGCAGTATGGTCGGCACGACATAGAAAAGTACCACCCAGACAAGCACGATGGAGCAGCATTCGAGGACATCACAATGGACATTGTACAAGGTGCGCTGCTTTTTTTTTATCGTTTAGAGATAGGACTGCAAATGTCTTCTCTGACCTATTTGAAGCAAGTGGCGAAACAAGAGAAATCCTCGATGCCAGAACCGCCTTTGGAAAGCGATGGGGATGGTATGCAGTCCTCCATCAACTTGCTGCGGGGTCTGTACAAAACCTTGAAGCGGTAACCGACCTACCTCTGTACCAATGCCTGATGTGGGTGACCTACGAAACCGACAAGGCTAAACTAGAGGCGCAGCTCTCACGGCAGAATAGCCGCTAAATGGTTTTCTATTTATGAAGTACGGCTACTATCAGGTGTGTGAGGCTCTGCAATCAGCAGCCGAATCAGCATCCTATGTGAACTCAGTAACGTGGGGCAACATCTTTGACGTTGATATGCGTAAGATGACCCTATTCCCTTTGTGCCATATCCTCACTGGAACGGCAGACATCCAAGAGCGCACCGTTACATATTCCATAGATGTGCTGGTGATGGATGTGGTGGACTACTCAAAGCAAGACCCGAACATCCCACCCTACTCGTTTGAAGGCGTAGCCCAAAAGCAAGACATCTACCACCGCAGCCTATTCACGTTGCAAGAGATGATAGCATCCCTCCGTAGGGGTGACCTTTACTCTGATGGCTTCCGCCTTGTCAACGACCCCACCTGTGAGCCGTTCGATGAGGACTTTGAGAACACGCTTTGCGGGTGGAAGGCCACGCTACAAATCGAGACTCCGAACCCTACCATCATCTGCTAAATGGCTCAGGGTAATCCAAACCTCAAAAAAGCGGAGAATACCCAGCTTGCTCTTGAGAAGTTTGGGAAGTACCTCGTTGCTGAAAGCCGCAAGAACCTAACCCGCAAGAAAAAGAACGTAACAAACACCCTTTATAACTCGCTTAACTACGAAGTAAATGTTGGCCCCAATAGCCTCAATTTCGACTTCTTGATGGCTGAGTATGGTGAGTGGGTAGATAAGGGACGGAAGGCAGGGAAAATGCCCCCATTCGGCCCCATCTATGCGTGGGTAGCTCGTAGGAAGTTTCAGTTCCGTGACAACAAGGGCAAGCTCCTGTCGTATGCTGAGACCGCAAGGAAGGTCATGATAAAGATTAAGGCCAAAGGAATCGAGCCAAGTGAGTTCTACTCACGCCCTTTCAATCTGGGATATGAGAAACTACCAGCAGAAATACAACAGGCATACGGCCTTGACGTGGAGGACTTCTTAGAGTTCACCATCAACCAACTGAATAAAAAGTACAAGTAATGGCAATTACTATCAACCAGCAGCCGACCACTCGCAGCTTCGCAGGAAGCCCTATGGTCTATGCGGTAAGCTCTAACAACTCAGGCAACGCAGGATTCAAGTACGTTGCTGATGTATTCATATGGTTTGGGGATAGCGCAAGCGTACCTGTGAGCTACGCCTACCGCCTTATCAAACCAAAGGAATCGGTGAGCAACCTGTACGGGTACTTTGATGTGAGCAACATCGTAAACTCGTACCTATCGCAGACCGATATCGACCACGCAGCAGGAACCGCTACCGACAACGAAAGAACGGTAGTGAATGTGCAGGTGAAGTTCCGTGAGTACACGACCGCTGGAGGCATTGCCGCAGTAAGCGCAACATCCAATACCATTCAAGGGTATGACGGGTACACGGAGTTCGTGGATGGCGTAAACGCAACAACCGCAACGGGAGTGATGACCAGCGGTAGCAGCACACAATACATCCAAGAGGGACAGGCTATGACCATTGGCGTAGTGCCTGCTCTGGTGAATGGTATGCGGGTTGAGTATTCAGACGGACAGACTGCCGTCAATGACATCGCTGACTTTGGTGCGGTGGACTCCACCGATTCAACGGACAAGCTCTGGTTCTTGCCTGCTGGCCCTGCCAACCTCAATGATTCGGTCATTGACCCCAAGCCTGAGGATATAACGGATTTGTTATACTACGACCTGTCGCTTGGTAGCTTTGATTCTATTGCATATGAGCGTAGGGTGATTGCTGATGGAGGCTCTTGCGAGTCGCTGGGCTGCCTTGAGCTTGCGCTTCAGGAGTTGGGCAACGATGATGCTGCATACACCACCCGCTTCTACCCTACGTGCGAGCCACGCTACACGCCTATCACCATCGCATACCAGAACAAATGGAGTGCTTGGGATTATATCGTAGCCTTCAAGAAAAGCACCACCTCAACGGCTACCACCAAAGAGAGCTACGAGACCAACGTGGGTACCATTGGAAGCAGCACTTGGACGTACAACGCAGCAACCGCATCACCAACCAAGACCTTCAACAACTTCGGAAGGGATAGCATCGTACTCAACACGGGCTTCCTGAATGATGGCTACAATCAGATGGTCAAAGAGATGCTGCTTTCTGATGCCGTATATTTGGTGGAGCAAGACCGCTACGTCATCCTCAAGGATACGCAGGTCGAATACAAGACCAGTTTAAACGACAATCTCGTGCAGTACACCTTCAGCTTTGAATACGCAGCACAAGTCAAAAACCGAGTATGGCTCTAACGCTTCAAACATCAACAGGCTATCTAGACCTGTACGCAGATGAGAGCATCAGCATCGACTACAACCTTGCTGACCTTCGTGACCCTGCGGTAGTATTTAGCCCCATCTCAAAGAGCTTCTCCGTACCCGCTACGGATGTGAACAATCAGTTCTTCAAGCACTACTATGATGTGAGTATAAGCGGGGGGTTCAACCCATACGCCAAGCAAGACGTAACCCTATACTCGGATGACCTTGTGATGCTCAACGGCTACATCCAGCTCCTTGATGTGGCAATGGATAGCGGGGTAGCGAAGCAGTACCAAATCTTGGTGGCTGGTGAGAACGCCCGCTTTGCTCGTAACGTAGGTGAGAAGGAACTGCGTGAGCTTAATTTCACCGAGTACACCCACACCTTCAGCTACGAGAACATCACCGATAGTTGGAACCTCGACCTATTTGATGGGGATATTGTGTATGCTCCTGTCGACACCCGTGTCTTTGCAAGCGATACGCTATTCGCTCCGCAGCAGTTGACCACCCCAATGTGGGAAACCGACTTCTTTCCTACCATGAAGTCGAGCATCGTGTTCCAGCAAATCCTATCAGAGGCTGGATATAGCGTAGACACCAACATCGGAATCTTCGACAACGAGAAGTTCTCTACCCTGTACCTGCTTTGCTACAATAAGGAGGGCCTTGTGCCTTTGGAAGCATCGTTCAATGACCGCTTGGCGCAGGTGTATTCGAGTGCCACGCTCTCAATCCCTGAGCTTACAACCACCGCACCGAGCATCATCCAATTCAACACAGAGGTCTACGACAACGGCAACAACTTCAATACAGGTACCTATCGCTATCAGTTGCCCATCATAGGGGAGTACAAGTTCAACGTGCAGGGCAACATCAGCTCACCAACGGGAGACAACGTGTACCAAATCACAATGTACTTGGGCAACACGGCAATCCAAACCAAAGACGTCATCACGGTTGGTGCGTTCTCGATTGACTTCGTGCATTCGTTTATGAACCTCACTACGAGCGACCTTGTGTCGTTCCGTATTGGTGGCATTGACTCTGGAGGTACGCTTGATGCTTCGTGCCAGATGACGGTGATTAGCGCACCCGACTACCCCACAGGGCAAGACGTAGACCCATCGATGTTCCTGCCTAAGATGAAGCAAAAGGATTTTGTTGCTGGCTTGGCTAAGATGTTTAATCTCGTATTCGTACCGAGCAAGGAGATTCCAAACCGCCTGAACGTATACGCCTACGATGAGTGGATTGGGGATGGTGCAGTACGCAATTGGAACGAGATAGTCGATATCAGTCAACCCGTAACGATTAAGCCGACCACCGAGCTGCAAGGCAAGACCATTAAAATGCTGATGGCTAACGGCAACTCTATTCTAGACAATGCCTACAATTCAGCATTCGGAATACCACACGGAAGCGTAGAGGTAGAGGACACGAACAACCAGTTCGCAGATAGCGAGATTGTCATCGATACTCCGTTTGCTGCTACCATCACCAACCGCATCAACTCCAACACCACCTTCGAGGTGATTCAGATGTTTGATGCAGAGGGCAAGCCTATCGACTCACCACCACGCCTGTTGTACTACAAGGGCTTGAATGGCACCTCGAACTACTACATCTTCCGTAGCACTGATGGCACGTTCCAAACGCAGAACGAGTACCCCATCTTCAACGTGACGTATGATAGCACGTTCACCGCAACATACGGAATACCACAGGTAGAGGGAACCAAGCCACCAAAGAGCAACCTGCTCACGGACTTCTATGCTACCTATCTGCTTGAGTTATATGCAAGCGATGCGGTGATGATGGAGGTGAGCATAGTGCTTGAGCCTTCGGACTTGTTCTTGCTGAACCTCAACGACCAAGTGTACTACGATGGTGAGTATTGGCGCATTAACAAAATAATGGGCTACGACCCTGATAAGATGACGGGCAAGGTAGAGCTATTCCGTGCCTCGTTTGTGAACTCATCGCTCTGCGCTAGCACGGTGACTAGCCTGAATAACAATGGCACGGTGACCTTTAGCGGAGCCGCTACGCAACAATGCTGCGAGTTCTACGGCTACAAGTGGAGCGACAACACCTGCTACTGGCGCACCAGCAAATACGTTGCATCTAAATCAAAGGGATTAGTTGGGATTGAGAAGGCCCCTATTGCCAATGTAACGACCAACACCACCCGCCCTACGAATACGCAGTATTGGTACGAGGCCGTGAGTGACCTTGAGGCTACTACGTTTAGGTGTGTGCCGCTGCACAACTACGCCACTCCGCTATTCGATATGGCTGAGGGTGACCATCAGATTGTACGCATCACGTTGACCTGTCAAACCTACTCGTATCAAACGGACTACACGATTGTGAGGGGAGCAGCATCCGATACGATACACGGACTCCACAATACAGGCTCTGACCGATACAACGTAACAATCCAGACGGTGAATGGCTTTGCTTCGTTCTTGCAGTTGGAGCATCAGGGCGGTACACAGGTCGCAGAAACGTGGAGCATTGTAGCCACAAGACAACAGGTGTTATGAATATAGGTTCTTTAATTACTGGTCTAAAGGGTGACCACTTCGGCATCTGCGAGGAGATTGAAATCTCAAAGGGCAAGTGGGAGGTCATTGAAAGCTGGGCAGAAGCGAAGCAACAAATCAAGAGGCAATGGCAGTCGAGAAAGTTATAAAGCTGAAGGTTGAGAATGGGGAAGCCCTGCTCAATGTACAGGAGCTGAACAAGGCTCTCGGTGATACCAACAAGAAAACCGATGCCCTAAACGATACGATGTCCTCTGCCACGGAGGCCGTAGATAAGTACACGGGTGGTGCAGCATCTGGCTTCAAGGCTTTGATAAGTGGCGTTCAGACCACCATCAAGGCAATGACTACTCTCAAGGGTGCGATAATTGCTACGGGGCTAGGTGCGCTTGTAGTTGCGCTTGGTGCTTTGTTTACCTACTTCACCCAGACCTCTCGTGGTGCGGATAAGTTCGCTGAGATTATGGGCGGGGTATCAGCAGCCGTCAAGGTCGTAATAGACCGTGTAATCGGTTTAGGTGAGTCGCTTGTCAAGTTGTTTAGCGGTGACTTCAAAGGTGCGGTAGAGGGCGTTAAAAACGCATTCAAGGGCTTAGGTGATGAGATTGTACGAGAGACCAAAGCAGGTGCAGCGTTAGCGAAGCAACTTGATGACATCGAAGACCGTGAGCGTGACCTCATCAAGATGCGTGCAGAGGCTAACCGAGAAATCGCTAAGGCCCGTATCATCGCAGATGATGAAACCAAGAGCATCGAGGAACGCCAGAAGGCAGTCCGCAGAGCGTTTGACCTTGAGAATAGCGTAGCAAAAGCCGAGCAAAAGAATGCTCAAGCCTATGTCAAATATCTAAAAGACCGCATTGCGTTAGGTGAATCTACGGATGAGGACTTGCGTAACTTGGCAGAAGCAGAGGCTAAGGTCAACGACCTCCGCACAGAATCACTCCGTAGGCAGCGCAGGCTTGAGACCGAGCTTAAGGGCTTGCGTAACGAATCCAAAGTCGCAGCAGAGGAGGAGGCAAAGGCTATCGAGGAGCGTGAGAAGAAAGCATTTGAAGCAGCAACTGAACGCATCAAGGTAGAGCGTGAGGTAGCCGAGATTGAAAAGAAAACGGCAGCCGAGCGCAAGCTCCAGCAATCGCAGAACGTGAATGCGTACAACGATATGCTAGCTCAGATGAAGGCTTCTACTGGCACTGCCCAGCAACAAGAGCTTGCCGCAGCCAATCAGCAGTATATGCAGCTTCTAACCTTAGCCATCAAAGCGGGTAAGGACACGACCGAAGTGACTGCCGTATACGAGCAGAAGAAGAAAGAAATCAAAAAGAAGTACGCTGATGAGGCTCGTGCTTTGGAGATTGCACAGGCGGCTCAGTCTGTTGAATTGGTTTCTCAATCGTTTGGTGCTATCGCACAACTCACGGAGGCACTTGGTAAGGGCAACGAGAAGAACGCTGAAAAGACCTTTAAAATCACAAAGGCTCTGCGTATCGGTGAGGCAGTAGCCAGCACCGCTGCTGCTATTATGACTCAGCTTGCAGTACCACAGGATGCCCTCACGGGTGCCAACTTCGTGAAGGCTGGTATTGTTGCCGTGACTGGTGCAGCACAGATAGCAACAATCGCAGCTACTAAATTCCAAAGAGGTGGAGGCTCAAGCGGTCGTGTATCTCAGCCATCAATCCCAACCTCTACACCTACGGCCCAGCCCCTCACGCCCAACATTCAGTTCGGAGCCACAGAGAACCAGCTTGCTGGGCTGCTTGGGCGACCGATGAGGGCTTACGTTGTAAACCAAGACATCACAAACGCTAACCAGCTTGAGCGCAGAATACGCTCCAGCGCAACAATCGGAGGATGAAAATCTACGAACTAATACTGGAAGATGACAAACTGATGGGCGTAGATGCCATCAGCATCGTTGAGAGCCCTGCTATCGAGGAGCAATTCATTGCACTATCGAAGCAGCAAATCCAGTTCAAAGTACAGAATGAGGACAAGCGCATCCTAATCGGAGCAGCACTCGTACCCAACAAACCCATCTACCGATACGATGACAAGACGGGTGAGGAGTACTACGTGTACTTCAGCCCTGAGACCATCCGCAAGGCGAGTGAGTTGTATATGATTAAGGGCAACCAAAACAATGCAACACTCGAACACGCAGAGGAACTCAACGGACTGAGTGTAGTAGAGAGCTGGATTATCGAGGATGAGAACAACGACAAGAGCCGTGCCTACGGCCTAGAGTACCCCGTTGGTACTTGGGTAGTCATGATGAAGGTGAACAACGAATCCATCTGGACAGAGTACGTCAAAGAGGGCAAGGTCAAAGGCTTCTCTATCGAGGGATGGTTTGCCCAGCGTGAGTCGGTTCGTGCCGAAGACCTGCAAGATGCCCTCGCTCAAATCGAGATGGCAGAGGCGGAGCATATCGCAGAGCAGTACATTTTAGGCAGCGTGCGTGCCATCATCAAAGAAGACAAGCGCAGAAAGAGTGGCAAGCGGTTGGAGATGGAGTCGTATGCTGACTATCCCAATGCGGTGAGCAACAACGCCCAGAGGGGCATTGAGTTGAATGAGAAGAACGGCAACAAGTGTGCTACTCCTGTGGGCAAGATACGAGCGCAGCAGCTCGCACAGGGCAAGCCCTTGTCGGTAGAGACCATCTCACGGATGCACTCGTACCTATCAAGAGCCGAAGAATACTACAACGAATCCGATACGGAAGCGTGTGGCACTATCTCATACCTGCTATGGGGTGGTCTTGCTGGCAAGCGTTGGGCAGAATCTAAACTTAAAGAACTCGGTAAAATATGAAGGGTTTCAATCAGGGGCCTAAGCCCCCCGTACCACAGAACTCCACCAGAGGCTGCCTATGCCCTGATGGCAAAACTTACTCTCGCAGATGCTGCGACAAGAACGATATGCAAGCACAAGGCATAGGATTCATCGGTGGCAAAGCGCAGGAGTAAAATACCCAATTTAACTAATAACAATTTTTTAGGTATGAATCTGCAAGACGTATTCAAGAAAATCGAGTTGGCTCTCACCCCAGAGAAGGTGGAGCTGGCTTCTATGTCACTTGCTGATGGCACTATGGTTGAGGCCGAAGTGTTTGAGGCTGGTGCTAACGTATTCCTCGTTGGAGGTGATGGCGAGAAAATCGCTGCACCTGTTGGCGAGCATAAACTTGAAGATGGCCGCATCCTCGTAATCGAAGAAGAAGGCATCATCAAGGAAATCAAAGAGGCTGCTGAAGAAGCAACCATCGAAGTAGAGGTAGAGGCCGCTGAGGAGGTCGCTCCAGAAATGACCATTGCTGACCTTGTAGGCCTTGTAGAAGGACTGCGTGAGGAGGTCGAAATGATGAAACAAAAGATGGCAGAGATGCCAGTCGTTGATGAGGACATCGAAGGTGAGGTTGAGGTAGCTATGGCTGCACAGAAGCCCATCGTTGCTGCTCCCGTAGAGAAAAAGCACGAACTGAAATTTCACATCGGTGCAGAGCGTGTTTCAAATACCAAAGACCGAGTGTTTTCTAAACTTTTCCAATAATTAATTGTAAAGCAAAATGCCTACGACTACATCGATTACGACTACATATGCGGGCGAGTTCGCTGGCCGTTATATTTCGGCAGCTCTCCTGTCTGGTGACACCATCGCTAAAGGCGGTATCACCGTTAAGCCTAACGTAAAATTCAAGGAAGTCCTCAAGAAGGTCAACCTGAATGACATCGTTAAGGACCAAACTTGTGACTTCACCGATACGTCTACCTTGACTTTGACGGAAGCCATCCTTCAGCCTGAGTTCCTTCAGGTAAACTTGGAGCTTTGCAAGAGCGACTTCGAATCAGATTGGGAAGCCGTACAAATGGGCTACTCAGCATTCGACCAACTTCCTACTTCATTCGTTGACTACTTCATCGGTTACAACGCTGCTAAAGTAGCTGAGTGGGTTGAGAGCAAAATCTGGACTGGTTCAACTGGCAACGCTGGTGAGTTCAACGGATTCCAAACTCTGCTTGCTGCTGATACTACCGTTATCGATGTGACTGCTGCTACGGGTGGCGTTACGGCAGCCAATGTCATTACGGAGATGGGTCGTGTTATGGACGCTGCTCCTAACGCAGTATACGGCAAGGATGACTTGAAGCTCTACGTTTCAACTAACGTATTCAAGGCTTACGTTCGTGCGCTTGGCGGTTTCGGAGCTTCTGGCTTGGGTGCTGCGGGTGTCGAGAGCAAGGGCAACCTTTGGTACGCTAACCAAGAGCTTTCTTTCGATGGCGTGAGCGTATTCCACGCTCCTGGATTGGGAAGCAACAAGATGGTATTGGCTCAGAAGTCAAACCTATACTTCGGAACTGGTCTCCTTTCGGACCACCAAGAGGTTAAGGTCCTCGATATGAGCGACTTAGATGGTTCAAAGAACGTACGTTTCATTATGCGCTTTACGGCTGGTGTTCAAGTTGGCTTCGGTGCTGACGTTGTATACTACGCTTAATCCGTAACCATTAAACAATGAGGGGGGCTTGGGCATTGCCCTCGCCCTCCTTTTTTAATTCCAATAAAAAGAAATGGCTTGTACACTCACCTTAGGCCGCATTGAGCCTTGTAAAGACCAAGTAGGCGGACTCAACTACGTCTACTTCATTAACTCGCTTGACCTTGCCAGCGTAGCTTACGACACCGCCAACACGGATGTCATCAGCCAGCTTGCAACGGCAGCAGTATCAGCATATGCCTACGAACTGAAGGGAACTTCAAACTTCGAGCAGGCTATCAACTCTAGCCGTGACAATGGCACGACCTTCTTCGAGCAGGTGCTTAACATCGTACTCAAGAAGCAAGATGCCGAAACCACTAAGCAAATCAAATTACTCGCTTGGGCGAAGCCTATCGTTGTCGTAGAGGACAACAATGGTAACTCTTGGGTAATGGGCTTAGAACACGGCTCAGAGGTCACAGCAGGCTCTATCGTAACTGGTGCTGCTATGGGAGACCTTACTGGATACAACGTAACCCTCACGGGCCAAGAGCGTACTCCAGCTAACTTCCTGAAGGGAGCCGTTGCAAACAACCCGTTTGCTGGTCTTGCTGGAACGAAGCCTACGATTGTACGAGGATAATTCGTATATTCGCATCGTACTGCTGAACGGAGCAGGACGTATTTAGGATGGATTGGGGGGCTTCGGCCCCCTTTTCTTTTGTATATTTGCATTGTGTTGCTAACGACCAGCACTATTGTTTGAAGGGATTAGGGGGCTTCGGCCCCCTTTTTCTTTTGACTCATTCCCCACTTTGTACCCACTTGGGGTTATTTAGGTATGATTTTCCTATCATATAATGCCCAGCAGGACATCACTTTGCCCATCCGTGACTGGAAGTACGGCAATGATGACCTCACAAACTACGGAGACTACTGGCGAATCCAAGCCAAATTCATCAACAAGGACACACGGGAAGTCATCACGTACACGCTCGTTGACCCATCGTTTGATGAGGATACCAGAGAGCTGACGTTTGAATACAATAGCGCAAACCTCGACCAAGAGGTGCCGTATGTGATGCGCCTCGAAGACCAACGCTACGCAGCAGGAGTCGCAAACGAATACGAAGACCGAGTTATTGCGGATGCGGGAACGATAGAATCACTAACTTGCGTTACGAATGAACTCACCGCACTTGGAGCAGATGATGCAAAG